ATTAGCGAAATAACCACACCGACCAACCATTTGAGAACTAGAAACTAGCGTTTCAAGACCCTTAAATTCAGACCGACGTTTAGGCGAAGCGGCACCGGCAGTTTTTTTAACCGTAACCTTTTTAGAGGCAACGCGTTTAACCACACCACCTTTTTTTAAAAATTCAAGAGTAAGTTTAGCGTTAAGTTTTGAAAGTTCATTTTTAGTCATTTTTAAACTCTTTCGGATTTATTAGTCTATTATGTACTAATAACACAAAAAAGTAAACTGGTAAGTTATTGATTTCAATAGATATTAGAATAGATATTTAATCAAGAAATACCATTTGGGGTTGTGTTACTGAGGTGTAACCATTATGCACCCTTCCAATGTTGGTTAGTCCTATTCTAGAGATATAACATTGCGTTACTGGTGCTTTGAATATTTGCCCCTTACCACGTGCAGCATTGCCTGTTGTTTTTGCTTTACACATCAACCCTTCTTGCCCGTCTGTAGTATATAAAACGTTTTTTTGATGTTGCATTTTTAACATGAGAGACATTGGTCCTTTGCTGTTTGATGTAAAATCATCTTCTAGATTCTTACACCATTGAGCAGCAAATTCTGGTTTGAGGGTGTGACATTCCACTGCTATTCCGACGTTCCATATATCATACTCTTCTATATCAGATAGATGTTTCCGAAACGTTTCTTCGTCGCGAAGATATGCATCATGCTCCATTATAATAAACTTCTCGCCATCAGCAAGCAACCTCATTAAAGAGTGATATGTTTCCAGGATTGCAATCTCGGTCGGAGTTCTTTGCTTCGAAGTATTGACTTCAAAACTATTAGAAGGATTTTTGGGAGTGAAGCATTGATAAGGTTCTATTTCAATAACATCATTAACTGCTTCGAAAGATTTGGTTGCGTGCTTGACATATTCTGTTGAAATTTGACTCTGTAGGTCACAAATCATCAATACACGTTGCATCAAATATTCCTTTCAATTAATTGGTCCGACGTTTTTGTTGTCCGTTCCGTAGGAGCAGGGAACGCCGGCAAACCCTTATAACTACATCAAATAATCTGCCGTGAAAATCATTGGCACCATTACTTGCTGCTTAGGAGTATAAAAGAATGGTCCAACCATTCCTCCAATGATCAAAAATAAAAACAACGCGACAGTTGCTCTTTCTTTAAATTTCTTAATCATTTATTTCTCCTTTACATACCAGTTACGACATTCCTGTACTGATTCAGAAACACCATCCAAAACTTCTTGAGCACAAAGCTCGTCGAGTTTACGATTGCTATCTCCTACCAACAGGATGCCCACTAGTGTCATCGCAACCACCACGCCCATTATACGCTCCAACTAATTAGGATCATAACAGGCACTACTAAAAGTGCACCAAACAATTGTGCAATTGCGATCATTTCTTCTTTTTTAGAGGAGAGAAATTCCTCGTTTTTTACTAACTTTTCCATTGTAGTGTCCTTATTGAGAATTAATTTCTATTTTTCTCGGACGCTTCTCTTCGGGTAGTTCTACTCTGAGTTTAATCACTAGTAGTCCGTTGACGAATTCAGCTCCATCAACGACAACGTGGTCGGCGAGTCGAAATGTTTCCACAAATTTCTTTGTAGTAATCCCTTTGTGAAGATATTCTTTTTTATCTTCTTCAGGATTGCCCCGAATGACCAGAACTCCAGGTTTTGCCTCGATCTCTAAGTCTTTCTTTTTATAACCACCAAGTGCAAATTCCATGGCGTATTCCGTGTCAGAATATTTGATAATATTGTGACGAGGAAAACCCTTCTCATTTGCGCCAGCGGCAGTTAGTCTTTCTATCTCATCCCAGACATGGTCGAAACCAATGAAACGAGAGTGGGGGAACGAAAACACTTTTGTTCGTGTATTAACCATTGCTATCTCCTTATTAATTAAGCAAGATTGTTGTCTATCTTCCGGACAATTCCGCGAAGACACTTCTATATATAACCTATTTTTCTGCTAGAATCAAGTATTATAGGATTTATTTGTTTCCGATATTATACTTCGGACAAAGTTCCCATTCATTCTTTTCTTTGTGGGAAATTATTTTTATTTGCCGAATAGGAGCACACTCCGCTGCTTGTGTCCTATTGTTGATGGTAATCAAACCCCAATCGCTCAATAAAGTAGCGATTGTATTTCTTCTTAGAATATCGTTTTCTTCCAGATTAGATTTTTTACCGTCGAGTAAAAATAATTCTTTGAAGTGCACAATAAAGTATCTACCCTGTTTATGTAGTATATGACAAGATTGAAATAGTTTGTTTTCTTTGCGGGATGCAACACCTATTCGGGTAAGCGTCTCACGGACTTTTAAAAAATCATCTGGTTCGTTTAGTGTCACCTCTAGCATATCTGCTGGCGACCATATCTTATTTTCTTCCACCTTTGTTCACCTTACCCTTAATTACTACAATTTGTTCGGGTGAAAGCAGGTCAAGAGTCCTCTGCGCTTTTTCGTTGCTGTATCCATAATACTCTTTTATCGCTTCCACGTCATCTTCTCTTGTAGGTTTTATCCACTTAGAGAATCGTTTGCGTTTACGAACAATATTTAGTAAAAACTGAAATTGTAACAAATTATCAATCTGGTGATATTTGTTCATTTCATTAGCAACGATTGCAGTATCCTGAAAATATGATAGTTGTCGATTAACCAAAAATGGATTGTACGCCTTTTCTGTTAAATCATCTACCATGATATCTTGTTTCGTGTAGTTAATAGCATTAACAAAGTCAAACGGATTCATGATTATCCTTCAGTATATGGTGTTTTGGTTCCCAACCAAGTTCTTTAAGTACTGTCGGATTTGCACAAGTATGCTCTCTTTCCCCAACAACTTCTCGAAAAGGTAGGTTATTGTCTTTCCAAAGATGATCAACCATTTCTTTAACAGAAACTGGTTCGCCATTTCCAACGTCTATTGCTCTATTATGCCTTACTTTTTCCCAATTAGTAAGGCAAATATGAATAGCGTCGGACACATCATAAACATGAGTCCAGTCTCTGGTGTGGTTGGTTACATATTCAACATCATGCCTGAGTACTTTATGATACAACATATCGGGTCGAGAGTCATCACCGTAGACAGTATGAAACCGAAGTCCTAGTGCGTTATCTGGAGCAATTTCTTCGCAAACTTTCTTAGTTGTAGCATAAGGACTTAACCACCATTCATAGACACTAGATGAGCTCGCCCAGACTATTGGACAGTCATACTGCTCAAAGATGTTTCGAGAACCATCAACATTCATTTCCCAATATGTTTCTGGAATCTTATGCGACCTACGAACTCCAGCAAGAGCACCAAGATGAACAACAGCATCAATGCTCGGGTCTTTAACATGGGTTCTTATATCTTGGTCCTCCAATAAGTAATTATGAAGCATATCTAATAGAATAAAATCATAATGATCAGAATACTTCGCGCGGAAGTTTCTTCCTATAAATCCGTCAGAACCTGTGAGTAATATCTTCATTCTTCTTTCTCTTCTTTCACAAAGATACCATCAACCATTCGTCCTTTACGATCTTTAATATCGTCCCAAGCAGTTTCAAGGCAGTCAGTCAGCGAATAATTGTTACGTTCCATAATGTTAATCAACACTACCATGATATCACCAATATCATCTTTCATGTCTTTACCTTTGCACATATTATCAGATAACTCACCACACTCTTGAATGAGTTTACAAAACTGATCTTTGTCAGTGCTACCATCGATCAGGTTTCTATCGCGGTGCCACGTTTTAATTCGCGACACCATGACATCAGTTATACCTCTTGCCTCACCATTCCATTTATCATTCATGTATTTTCTCGCTATTTAATTTCAACGTTTGCCATAATTTCAGTTAGACAAGCAACAAGGTTTAATTCATGATCTGCAACGAACGCATTCTTGTACTGATAGTCCGCCATAATCAGAACCAACTGAGGGATTGAATTTGCCTCGACCTTAGTATACATGGCATCGAATATATGTCGAAGCACTGCGGTCATGTCTAGGTCGACATTATTGGCAACCCAAGTTCGCATTTTCTTAAAGTTCTTGGTCTTAAGAATATCGAAAAGATTCTCAAAATTCTTTTCAACCGACGCAGATAAAACCTCGCCGTTCAGTTGTCCGCCAATACTGTGGCGCTGACATTCAGTAATGATACGCCGCCAGTCTGGAGCGTGCTTCATTATTAATTGAGCAATGAGATCTTTGTTAAAAGATACTTCTTCATCTTTGAGAATTGTAACTAACCGTTCAAAGAAATCTGCACAGAGTTGCTGCATTTCTTTCTTTGTGGTATTAAATTCATATACACCACAACGAGAATGTAGCGGTTCAATGATTCTATTTTTGAAATTACAAGTTAAGATGAATCTGCAGTTATCAGAGAATTCTTCAATAAAACCGCGCAGCGCAGGTTGGGTAGATTGGGGATTAAGATAATCTGCCTCATCAAGTATGACAACTTTTACGTCACCCGAAAGAGAGACCGAAGAAGCAAACTTCTTGATCTTCCCTCTCAGAGTGTCGATATTACCCTCTTCTGAACCGTTTACAACAATATAGTCATAATCTAATTCGTCGCAAAGAGCACGAGCAACAGTTGTTTTACCCAAACCAGCAGAACCGCTGAATAACATATTCGGCAGTTCTCCCTTTGAGACTACATTCCGAAATGTATCTTTAAGTGTTTCGGGAAGAATAGTATCTTCGATGTTACGGGGTCGATATTTCTCGACCCAAAGAAAGTCAGATGACATAATATACTCCAATGCATAATATAATAGTTTACCGCTTCAAATAGGAGTATTCAAGTTATTTCTTTTTTTCTGCCTCTTCTTGTGCTGGTGTTTTGAGTGGTTCGTTTTGTGCGTTCTCAACAACTTGGATCAAAGCAATGCACTGATCTCTGAGTTGTCCAATAGTTGCAAGTTCTTCACCCTTAAACCCACCTCGTGCTGCGATAGTATCAATTACCGCGACTGTGCTTCGAGTAACCCTGTTGGCAAGGTCGACCATTTGATCAGTATCTGACATTATTACGCTCCATATGTACTAGATTTTTCAAGTGCTACCCAATATTCGATAGCGGTTTCTTTATTAACAAAATGTGAGATCAACTTTGAAGAAATAGAAACGTCATAACTACCGTCAATCATTTTAAGATTGCTGATGCTAAATACGAATTTAAAGTCTTCACTTTTTACCGAACCATTGACGTCAATAGAAAAGACATTAGAAGTCTTATCGTTGTTGTCAATAACTGATAAACTAATCACACCGTTAGATGCAGAGACAGACATCTCTGTGTGTCCAAGAACAGAAGATGCTTTCTTAACTCGACGTAATACTTCTTCATCAAGTTCGAATGTAACCTCTGCCTCAGGCATTATAATGTCTTTCGATGGTTTGGTTAGCATATCTAAATCAGAATAGAAATACTTAATTCTAGACCTACCGCTACCATCACCAACAAAGACATGAGTGTCTTCAAACTTTAATCGAGGTTCGTCGACCAAAGATATTACACTCAAAAATTCATTCAAATCATAAATACCGAATGTCTTAGGAAATTCATCATCAAGAATTGCGGTACTCAACACGTTCTTTGCTTCTGAAATAGTCTTAACAGTATTGCCGCTACTAATTACCACGTTGGGGTTAATAGAAGAAAAGTTGCGAAGAACCTCAACTGTTTTTTCACTCAATTGCATAATATATATCCTCAAATGTTTTTAACATTATACTTTATTATTTTACAAAATTCAAGCAATGCTGCTAAAATTTTTGGTCTTGACAAATTCAATCTTGCGATCAAAATTGTTTTCAAGAAGTTCACCTTTATGAGATATGACAAACACATTAGTGTCGTTATCTAATGTACCTAATATCTTCATCAGGTTCTCCACTCCCTCAGCATCAAGAGAAGAATCAAACGTCTCATCGAGCAGCAATAGATTAGTAGCAACGCTGTTTTTCATTTTAGCAACTTGACGCCAAGTAAAAAGTAGTGCTAAATCGATACGCTGTTTCTCACCCTCACTAAATGAATCATAAGAAAACGCATC